GCGTGTAGGTCTCAGGCTCTAGGTGGTGGCTCTCCAAGATGACGCCATAGGCCGCAGCATCAGCCTGCAGCTGCGCCGTGTCACCCTTGCTGGCGAAGAGGTGATCAACGGCGCCGGTCAGTTTTTTGCTCGTGCCTTCTCGTGCGCATCGAAGAACGTCACCACCAGGGCATCAGCCACAGCGGCACGATCTAATAGCTGTGCCTTGGTGGCGGTGGTCATCTCCACCGGCTCACCATCAGCGGTGGTGATGCCATCCCAGCCGGCGAGGATCTCGTTGGCAATCTCCCTGGTGGGGATGCCATCGATTGCCTCGCCACGTCGAGCGGCTACCTGGATGGCCTGATACTGCAGCTGCACCTCCTCCATCCGCGTCTGCGTCAGGCGGTTAAAGATCGCAGTGAACTGGTGGGTTCGGATCTTGCCGCCATCCAAGATCTCGCGGATCGTGATCGAATGGGAGAAGGTGGGCGACTGCTCTAGTACAAAGGCCATGCAGATCAGGTGAACGCGAGTGTGAAGTCGTCGTTGCCGGAGGATGTTGGGATCAACCGGAAAGGCAACGTGATGTGAGTGACGCTATCGCTCTCTACAAAGGTGGGCGAATCAAACGCTGCCTGTGCAGCGGTGAAGGTCACGATGTTGCCTGCAGTGCCGCCATGCACCCAGCTGATGGTGCCCTCGGTCTGGGCGCTGGCGATAGCGATGAAGTCCTTGGTAGCAAATGCTGGCAGCTCAATGGTGATGCTGCCGGTGGTCTTGCGATCCGTCAACCGCACCTGTTTTGTGCAGCCGGCCTTCTGCTCGAACACCATCTCAGTGCCCAAGCTCAGGCTGAAGTCCGTCATGCAGGCAGAGAACCCATGCACGCTCACCGTGGCGGTGTTATCAGCGTTCACGGCCACTGGTGAGGCCTGTGCGCTGTAGGTCTCACTGGGGCGGCTGACGGCAGTAGGAGCCGACCAGATGCCCATGTGAGAGAAAGCGATCGTCGGGATAGCACCCACACTCAGCGCCAGCTCAGCAGTGCCACGGATACCGCCAATGGCTTGACGGCTGCCGTTATCGATGTAGAAATCCATCGCGTAACTGCTGAAGTCAGTCGCCACCGGTGCATAGGTGACGCTGGTGCTCGACACGATGGTTTCGCCAAGACCAGAAGCCTTCAGCATTGGGCCATAGCGCGGCGCAGTACCTGCAGTGCCGCTGCCAGCCATTTCAACGGTGGCGCTGATCGGCACCGAACGCTGGCCAACGATGCTGGCCCGATTGCCGAAGTAAGGCTGGATGGTTTCGCGCTCAATCAGCTCAAGGCTGAGTGGTTCAACATCCAGCTCTGTGAACAGCAGCGCATCAGTAGCCGCTGGCGTTGGGTTGGTGTTATAGGTCGATTCGGCCTTCACCAAGGCCAATCGGTTGCGCCACAGGGCCATGGTCAATCCTCAGTGATTGGAGCAGCTGCTTCGGCTTCATTCTGGCAGGGCTCCACTTCACCAGTCTGCAGCGTGCGTTGTGTGCAGATCCATTGGCCATCAACCAGCTCATAAGATCCACCGCTGGATGGCAGCGGCGGGACAGACGGTAATGACGATTTGCGGGCCATGTGCAATCAGCCAATGACATCACGCTATCAAGCCTGTGTCAGATCAGCGTCACGGGTTCGATATTGCACTTCATAGGTATGAACCCACCACATGCTCGACAGATCGCCTGGATCAATCTGTGGGTCGCTGTTGGTTGGCACGATATCCACTGCCAGGCCGCCAATCGTGGTGTCGGCCATGATCAGCGCATGAGCTGAAACGATGATCGGATCCGCAAGGCTGTCTGGTGTTGCGCCGCGAGTGTGAACGATCACTTCAACGTCCAGCGTGTGGTGTAGCTTGCAGGTGCTGTGGCGGACGGCACGGCCAGGGCCGGGCTGAATGACCAGCACTGGCGCCTCGCTACGGCCGAAGGCCTCAGCTCGTGAGCGGTAGACAGCACGCACGCCACTGGTGGCGGCCAGCGTCGTAGTCAGTGACTGGAGGATCTGCTCGCGGACGCTGGCCATCAGCTGCGCACCTCGATCGCGCTGATGCGACCACGCTGGAATTGGATCGTGGTTGTGTCGCTGATGTTGGCTACATAAAGCGCAACCTCATCATCATCAGCAAGCTCAACCATCCAGAAGCAAAAGAGCTTTGCAATCTGCCCAGTAGAGCCGCTGAAAGCGCGGCACTCAGACTGATCAATGCCAACGCCGTTCTTGGCCAGTTTGATGCCGAGCGTGTGGTTGTTGCCGGCATAGGCATCCATGCTGGCCTGAACCATGAAGAGCTTGGTTGCGCCGCTGTCGTTCTTGAGGCCAAACGTATCGCTGGTGCCAAGCACCACCTGATAGTCGGTTGCGCTGTCAAACGTCGCCGTGAGCCCTGTGCTTTGGTAGGTGCCGGCGCTTGTGATGGCAATGGTGCCGCTTGTGGTTTTGCTGGCCTGGCCGCGTGCCAGCACGCCTTCGATGTAGTAGCTCAGGCTCGACCATGCAGTCGTGCCATCACCGATCTTGTATCGGCGGGTGTCGGTCTCGACGCCAATCTCACCCTGCAGCAGAACAGGGTTGGCGGCAGTCCAATCAGCGGCCGTGTCGTTGCGCAGCTTGAAACGGGTGTATGTGGTCATGCGCCGCCGCTATCGAGCACGTTGCCTTCAATGTAGGTCGTGTCAGCAGCGCCACCATCCATCACCACTGTGCTGGTGGTGCCCACGCTGTCGCCATCGAGCACCGTGTCGTCTGAGGTGTTTTGCTCCGGCGTCACAGTGCGCTGCAGGGTCAGGCTGCAGAATGCGCCATCGTCTAGCAGCATCGGTGGGCCAATCAGCGTGTAGGGGTAGCCATCGACGTTGATGCCGGCGCCGTGCATCAGGTCACCGAACAGATCAGTGCGACAGATCAGGCTGTAGTCCGTGCTGACCACCATGCCGCCGGCGATGGTTTCGCTGGGCATGTCGATGATGCCATTCCCTGAGACGCTGCCGGCCGTCACTGGCACCGCCATCTCGTCGGTGTCCAGGAACAGGTTTAAGTCTTCGGTGAAAGTCATGCCCACACCCTCACCGGGTTCTGCGGCTCCACTGCATACTGCAGCCACTCATCCGGCACTTCGCCCTGATAGTTAACGTGCCAGCCAGGCAGCAGTTCAGGCGGTGTGATGACGTTGCCGTCTTCATCCCATTCGCCACCACGGGAAATGGTGCCGACAACATCACAGGCATAGCTATGGGTGTAGCCGACAAGCTTGAGTTCTTCGCCGGTCTCGTTACCGTCGTCATCAAGCACTGGCTCTTTGACGTAGATGCCAGCAGCTAAACCTGCAGCAATCCAGGTAGGTTCATCCGGGAAGCGGAAGAACGTAGGAGCAGGGGGTGCGAGGAGTTCTTCAGTCATGGGAGGTAGGGGTTGTTGGGTCATGGTTACTGGGTGATGGTTTGCAACACCTCATTTCCAAGCCTTGTCGACCAGTAGGTGAGGCGGCGGATGGGTTGATTAACCCAATTCGTTGACGAAATATCACTTCCAATTATCATAGAATTGACGGTTGGCACAGTTCCAGAAGATACCGCCGCTAAATTACCTCCATCGGCGGCAACAGCGAAATCAGCAGCTTTAATCGCCATAGCAGTTTTGTTATTCAGAGTTGGTGTTCGGGTCATATTTGCTGGACCAAATTGATTAACACCGCCGTTTCTAACCCTGTATCTGTACTGATTGTCATCAGGCGTACCACCAATCCAAAAACTATTGTTGTCATCTGTCGCAATAACAAACGGCTTTGGAAAGTTAGGATCGGCATTCCAAGTCACTGAGTTATACTGAGCAAACACCGTCCCCTCATCCTGCCGATACCAATCGCTTTCAAACACCGTTGTCGCGGCTGACGTACTTACATCCGCTGCTCGGGTGACAGTAGATGTAGTGGTGGGGATGTAGGAGGTTGGGTGGGAGGATTGCTCTAGTTGGGCGCCCCAGAGGTAGATGCCGGAAGTGCCGTCGCCGGCGAAAGAAATTAACGAAGAGTTAGCGACAAGAATGTTCATATTGCCCCCAGCGGGGGACGTGATTACAGCGGAAACGCGATACCAGCCATTGCCTAAAGCAGTAACGCTCCCCGATGAAAAGTCTACGGGTGTAGCGACGACTGCTTTTGATGGTAGGTCAAAGACAATAATGCTTGTACTTGATGTGAACGCAATCTGGGAATACCCTGACGGTTTTGCGTAAATAGAAAGAGTCCTGGTGCCAGACCCAGGCCATGCGACGGCCACACCATGATTGCCAACTACAGCACTTGGAACAATAAGATCAGCAGTGATTGCTCCATCTGGGGCTGTTGTCGCATTTAGAGTAGAACCACTACCAAAAGCAAGCAGTCCTACCGGGATCCATGTATTCCCAAAGTTTTCCGACTGCAGCAACAAATTAGTCCCCGCAGGTTCCAGCAACAGCGGACCAGCACTGACGAAGTTACCGTTGCCATCCGGGAGGTAGGCAGCAGTGCGTGCTTCATCAACTGCAGCAGTCTGGATAACACCATTCACATCGTAATAAGTAGCAGACGATGCACGAGAGACAAAGTTCACATCCGATTTAATGTAGTCGGTTGCGGTTGAACCTTGCTCTAGTTGGGCTCCCCAGAGGTAAATGCCAGAGGTGCCGTCTCCGGCAT